AAGCACTTTGCGGCCATTCCGTTATCAGACACAGCTATTTCTGCTCAGCATTTCAGCTCGAGCCTACTACACAGTTGTCCTAGATCGCTTTTTTCTGTGAAGTGCTTTCTAACGGATTCGCTAGAACGTCTTGCAGAAGAGAAGTCAAGAACTTTCGCTGGCAGTCTCGAGACAAGAAAACTCTGGCACTTTTGGCAACGATCGATTAAGTGGGCGCTCCAGACTTGGCCGCATTCGCGACACCAATATTTCCACGGCTGCGCGGCCACCCTCTTAGACGTCCTTCACGCCGTTCCACTTTCCCTTGATCCATTCGGCCTTCGGATGCGCACGCATCATGGTCTCGCGGATCTGCTCGAGCTCCACGGCGATCACGAACAGTAGCAGTACGATCCCGTACGTCATCATCGCGTTTTCCTCCTCGGATCGGCGGTCGGTTTCCGCTTTAAGTATTTTCCGTCAGATGTTTTGTGACACGGTCAGCCATTGCATCGAAGTCCTCAACGATCTTCGCCTCTTCGTCTGCTGCGATCTCTGCCCAGTATGCGGTCAGCGTCGTGTTGATCGATGTCCCAACAGAAGCCACACCGAACAGCACGTCAAACCGCGCCGGTCGCGATGTGGCGACGGGCGGGATAGACACACCCCGTGGAAGCATGAACGGCGCTTGTGGCGCCGCGGCTATGGCTGCTATCTGATTCACCATTGCCTGATATTGCTGGTGATATTGCGTCTGCGCCTGTGCCAACTGCTGGTTAAACAGTTGTTGCTGGTGCTGGCCGCTGGGCTGGTACGGCGACGGGTTCACTTGGTTCTGTAGTAGGTACGGCAACTGGCTCACCGGCAGGCTCTGCAATTGGCTCCACGGTGACAATCCGCACGGGTTCTCCGAGATCCATGTGTCGGCTCCTTGATCAACAGTGACAGGGACGTGATAGCGCGACTCGAGCGCCGGCCGCGCTGAGAACGACGGTGAGACAAACAGTTCCTCAATTCTCATGTACTGCGCGCGATACCCGCGTCGATGCTCCGCGAGTCTGCCCCAGATTTCGACGCGAGCCAGAATCGATCCTTGCTGATGTTGCTCCGCATCGACACGCGCTTTGAAGCAGTAAAATCCGCACGTACATTCGAGTTGCGGCGCATCATGATTCTGATACGCACGACAGATCGCCTCGCCCAAATCCGCGGTTGGCCACCAGTGATCGGTGTGTCCGGCACTCGCAAGAATGCGCGCATGTGCGGCGACATCGAACTTGCGCCAAGCAGTCAGCGCGTGAAAGAAATCCGGAATCATCGTCCAATCATCTCCAGAGCTGCGACGCGGTAGGTCAGCCTACAGAGAACCCAACTTGTCCGCGCGCCTACTCTTCTTCGTGCGTGAGTCTCAGCGGTCGGTCTCAGAGCACCCAATCCTTGTGATTTCGCGCTCTCCACATCTCATGTTCTGGGTTCTCAGCAACAATGCGATCCTGCTCTCGTCTCAGAATGCGATAGCGCTGTCGTTCGTAGACACCTTGAATCACATAGCCGAGCTGTTCTTGCGCCAATGTGATTTCAAGCAGTGGTGCAGGCTCTAAATCATTCTTATCTATCATGACGTCGCTCATGTGTTTTGGGGTCAGCGGTCGGTCTCAGAATGCCCGGTACGCCAGGCGCCGATTCATATTTCTTAAGTAGTTCACGGCAGCGAAGCAGAAACGACGGTCGATCTAAATACGGTCCATTACCGTAGCCGCCATCGCACATGGCATGGACTTGCCGCCGCTGTGTGATGGACATCAAGAGCAACAAACGTCCAAGCAGTTCACCCGCTTCATCATGACCATCGTAATGATCGCGACAGACCCAAAACCCAGGATTGCGAGCGCATTCTATGCAATATTGAATGCTCTCATCCTCGAAATTCGGATCATCGATCACGATATGGAGCGAACCTCCAGCGCCACACCCAGGAAATAAATGGTAGGAATTCGCTAATGGCACGATCTCGGAGACATTCGGACGCTCTCGCTGATACATCGGTCTCAGCCCTGCCATAGTCAATCATTCCAGAAAGGTCGGCGGTCGGTCTCAGAGGGCCGGCACGCCTAAATCTCGACGTTCAAATATTCCTTGACCAGCAATCGAATCAACTGCCGTACGCAGTGAAAGAGATAGCGGCTATCTTTTGCCTCAAGCATCACAATGCGCTCTTCGGCGTAGATGGCTAATCCTGCCTGCTCGAGCTGCTCAGACGTTCGCGGTTCCACCCATCGCAGCGGTGTCAACTTTACTCTCACTTCGATCATATCGGCGTCAGCGAATTTGTCGCCGATCGAGATAAAGTGCTGAACAACTCGCTCCGGTGGTTCTCGCACAATCAGATTTTTCATAACGCGTTAGAAGTCTCAGAGGGTCGGCACGCCTAAATCTAATCGACACTCACTTCCCAGAAGCAGACCGCACGTGTGAGATCAGGATGCCCAACCATATGCGGCTTCTGCTCCAAGTACTCGGCCGGGGTCACTTCACGCAGATACATGATCGGCACATTGAAGTACGTCTGTCCATCTGGACGCGTCCAATTCACGATCTCGCGCTCGCCGACATAATGCGGCCCGTAGTCTGCGAGTATTTCTCTGTCGCTCATCCTCCACACTGCGCGCGTTCGCGCACATCCTTGGCCTTCGCGTCCGCCACGGATTGCCACTGCATGTTGCTCACGCCATCTGCCCCGCCGGCACACAACGGCACGATGTGATCCAACACGTAGCCTGGGCGTCCATGGGGATAGCCCGTTTGCCGCTCAAACTCGTGGACGACAGCTGGATTCCGACGAATCCGTCCTTTCGCATCGCGCGGACAGGTCGTGCATTTCGCGGTGTGCGGATGTGTGGCTCGAGCGGCGCCGCCTTTAGCCTCTACGCCAACACTTCCGATCAGCAGCAGCAACAGAATAATCCGAGCACTCCTCATGTCGTCTCGTCCTCTCCCTCCGTGCGCCGCGGGCGATCCATCTGCGGAATCACCCGCACGATTATAGTTGAATCACACATGTCAAGTCGGCTCATATCGGCTCAGGTCGTCCGCTCAAAACACAGCAGGAACGTCTGCGGCTTCATGTCCACGAATTCCGTGTGACGGGCATGAGCGAGAGTTCTCGACCGACGCGAAAACATTGCAACGTGGGTTTCGTCTCGTACGTGATCGGATCGATTTCGTAAAACGGGGGCTCGGTAAATTCCCACACGTCGCCTTCGAGAAACGCTTGCTCGTTCTGATCGTACTCAGGTCGCCGATAGAGGAGATTTGCTTTTGTCAGATCCCATGGCATGGCTCAGTGTCTCGTGACGGGCTCGGCGTCCTCGTCGTCCTCAAGTTCAAGACTGTCCTGCACGATCTGCGCGTCCGTAATTTCGTCGAAGATGCGTTGATTCAATGCGGCGATCCGCTCGTTCTCGACGGTACTCATGTACTCGCGGATGCTTTCCAAACGATGCGTCTCGAGATGCGCGACGCGCCGATGTAGCAGCCAGATCGTGCGCTGTTGGATCCCAAGCGCAATCACCACCAGCAATCCGTTCACCGCAAGCAGGAGCAGCATCTACGCGTGCTTTCGGCAACGGATGCGTTCAATCCGCACCTCTTGTGAGGCACAGATTTCGCAATGCGCCGCGCCGGCATCTGGGATCTGATTCAGAATCCGTTGCGCACTCTCAGACTCATACCGCGCGAATCTCACCGTCGGTGTCACTTCCACGACGACCCATCGCGTTGGCGACTTCCCAATGGCGCAGACATCCCCAAGATAGAAATCCCTCATGCCGTCTTCTCATGGGAGGCCAAGGCGCGCGGACTACCACTGTGTCTCAACGCTATTTCCACTGGCCCTGTCGCGCATATGCATGTCGCGACCAATTCGATTTTCTGAATTTCCAGGAGCTGCGATTGTCGATCGCAGCGCACCGATTCAGAGAGTACCCTCGCAATCTCATCGACGTCGGCCAACACACACGCGACTTTCGATTCCTCGTAGCTGTACGGCCGGTTCCCGCTGGAACTTGAAAAGCGTGTTGTGTACTCCACGCGATACGCGTTCATGCGGTTTTCTCATTGCTCGCCAAGGCGCGGAGTAAGAGCTGACGAATCACCCACGATCGAGGGCGTTCCTGCTTTTTCGCCTCTTTGTCGAGCGATTCCACCAGCGGCTTCGGCATCGCCAAGAGGACCATCACTGATTTCCTTTTCACAACGCCGACAGTCTATATCGCGAGTATAACGCCTGTCAATACTTGATATATTGACTTGTCATCTCTAGGGGAGCATACTTCTGCATCTTCTGACAGGTCACAGCATGCTATTGCCGAGCCCGTATGCCACGTGAGTCGTCTCCCGCCTTTCAGTTCTATCCACGAGATTTTCTTTGCGACGACAAAGTAATGGCGATGAGCACAACCGCTAGGGGCTGTTACATCGTGTTGTTATGTCACTGCTGGCTCACGGGCTTCGTCACAGCCGACCAATCAGAGCTCCGACGCCTTTCCCAATATGACGGCCATGACTGGCCCCGGATATGGGGGCAGCTAAAAAGGGCCTTTGTCCCCAAGGACGGGGCGCTCGTGAATCCACGGATCGAGCGAGAACGTAAAAAACAGGCCGATTATCGCGAATTAAAGCGTAAGGCTGGGCTTGAATCAGCCAACAGACGGGCAACAGAAGGTCAACAGGCACACAACAGACCGTCAACAGACCCCCCAACAGCCGTCAACCCTCCGTCTTCGTCTTCGTCTTCGTCTTCCTACCCTGATTTGAAAGATCTAGATAATTCCAACGTTCTTGCTTCTACCACCAGCGAAAACGGCAAAAAACCTCGTTCGCTCTCTCAAGAGGAACAAGACAAAGCAGCCCGATATGCGGCAGCACGTGCCATGGATAGACCCTGGCAAAAGGAGAAGCGACGTGGCGTACCTCGGAATCGCTGACATCGATCCGGATGAAGCGCCGTTTGAAGATTGGGAAGTGACGCGCGCGACGAAATGGCTGGAAGGTTGGAGTTTTGCCCGTCGGAAATATGGAGAACCTGCCGCTGGCGCCTGTCCGCATGAGACGGACTTTTGTGGAAAACGAGAGCAGTGCATCGAGCGAATCGCGTGGTGGCATCGCTACATTCGCGAGATCGAAGGCATATGAGAACATGGGAACGGGTGGTATATCAGGAACGCTGTGGTGGCTGCGGGACGTTGCTATCGGCGGGCATGCCGATGCAGACGATCTCGCGACATGGTCTCAATCGTCAACTCGTACGCTGTGCGCTGTGCGCGGACGGTGATGTACCCCCGGCTCTTCCCGACGATCCCGTGCACTTGTCCGTGCAAGAACGTCTCGCAGAAATCAGAATGCGTCCGATTCAAGCGGCGACACCTCCACGGACACGCGGCGCCTTCAAGGAGTTTGCTCGCGAATAAATGCCCTTCCGTGAGCCTGGGAGCGATGACGAATGAGCGATGATCGTCGCGATCCGATGCGGCTCATCACGTCCATCGCGAAGAAGTTTCCCCCTCGGGATCGCGATGAACTGATCTCGGCCGGACTCGTCGGGTACGCGCTCGCACTGAAACACTTCGACGGGCGCGGACGCTTCGACGGGTACGCGGCGGTTCGCGTGAAGCATGCGATGCAGGATGCCTTGCGCAAGTGGTACATGGGCTCACGGCCTCAGCAGCAAGGCTCGCGGTACGTTGCGCCGACGTTTGAACCGCTCGCACACGATTATGCGGATGCACGCGAGCTCGAGCCGCGGCTGATTTCACAAATCACGGCACGTCAGTCGATGCAGCGTCTCTCGCCGCGCTTACGCACCGCGGTCCGGCTGTTCTATTTTGCGGGGTGCTCACACGCGGACATCGGACGTGCGCTCGGGGTCGGACCTGATCGCGTGACCCAATTGCTGCACGAAGCTCGTGAGAGAATGGCCGCATGAACCTTGACTGGACGGGAATGCCGATTCACGAAGCCATCAAGGCTGATTGGAAGACGCCAGAAATCCTGATCGAAGGGTCGCTCAACTCCGCGAAGACCACGGTCTTTCTCGACAAGGAAATCGACGCGCTGCTGAAGTGGCCCGGGATTCCGATTCTGCTGTTTCGCTGGTCACAAGATGCCGTTGATACAAAACTCTCGCCGGCCTTTCAGGAGCTACTCTCGCTGCGCGGCATCTTGGCATCCTGGGAATCGAAAGAAAAACGCTTCGTGCTCGAGAACGGCTCGATGGCCTATATGTTCGGGCTGAAAACCGTCAGCGCGATCGAGCAGTTCAACAAAATACGCGGCCTCGGCGTCTCGAGAATCGCCGGCGATCAGGTCGAAGAGATGGCCCAGCAAGTCGCGGGCGAACTCCGCGCCCGCTTGCGGCCCGATCTCACGGCCACGATGACCGGACGAAACTTTCCGTTTCAGTTGACCTTCGTGGCGAATCCTGAAGATGCGGAGTTCTGGCTCTCGAAAGAATTTCCAGAAGACAATCGCATCAAGGGTCGGCGTCTGTACTCGCTGAGTGTTTTCGACAATCGCCATCTGCCCGCTGAATCGATCGAGAGCATTCTCCGGACGTATCCACCGGAACATCCGAAGCATCAGACGATGGTGCTCGGCCGTCGTGGGCCGAATATCACGGGCGTACCCGTCTTCGAAGGGCTCTATCGCCGTGATCTGCATCACCGCCCGATCAGCATCAACACGACGGGCTTCTTCGTGGAATCGTTCGAGATTGGGAAACACAATCCGACGTATGTGCTGGCGCAAGTGCGCTACAGCGGCGGCCTGACGCTCATCGGCGGTCTGCGCGGATCGGAAATCATGCTCGATGACTTCCTGCCGATCGTGCAGGAGCATCGGGCCCGCTGGTTGCCGCCCATGGCTCGCCCGCTCGCGTGCACCGCACCCATGGGAGAAACCACGACGAGCATGAACGCGCGCTTCACGGCGCTGAATCTGCTCCGCGATGCAGGCTTCGCGGTGCGTTATCGCGAAAACGGGAACGCGCCCGACGTGCGACTCGCGATGATCGAAGACATCGCCGGCTATTTGCGACGCCGTACGCCGAACGGGGAAGAATCGCTCATCGTGAATAACTCGGAAGACCATTGGTTCATCGCCTCGCGCGAAGGATTGAAGCCGTCGCCCTTCATGCACATCGCGTTTGAGGCCGGCATGACATGGGATCCGCATTTCGTCTCGGTGAGCAACAAGGAAGTTCGGCAAGCGCGCGAAGATGACAAATTCGCGAACGCGATTCATTGCGTCGAGAACATCATGCTGAACTTTTGCGCCGGCCAGCGCACACAAGCCGAGAAAGAGCAGCGCCGGCGCAATCGGCGTGGTTTCTCCGAGCCCCGACCAGGCACGAGTCTCGATTACATGGCCTGACGCCGTTCTGAGATGCCCCAGGAAGGCCGCTGGCAGGCGATTAGAGCCCCGATCGCCCTCCGGGTGGTCCTCTGGGTCGATCCGGCAGAAAAAAGTTGCTCTCAGGCCAGATATGGGCTAAGTTACTGCCCGTTCCGCATGTTCCCCGCGCCGAGTAACGCCCCGTCGTCCTGTCCGCACTGTGGACATGCCTTGGCTGAGGCCAAGTGGAGTATTTTGCATGGCCAAGGCGGCCCCGTCCCGTTCACGCAGTGCCCAAGCTGCCAAGCGATCCTCGAAGTCCCGCCGGAGCCCTCCCATGAGCCAGCGGCATGACGACTGGCGGCACCGCCATGACGACTGGCGCGAGAGTGATCACCACTCGTCGCGCATTGCCCTCGATTTGCTTCTGGAGATTTTGCTCATGACCGTTGCCGATCTCGATACCAAGCTCGATGCCCTCAAGACCAGCGTTGATGCGCTGAAGGCGCTCGTGATCCAGTTGCAGAATCAGCCGCCGTCTGTCGCGACGCAAGCCGAACTCGATGGTCTGGGCGCGAAGATCGATACGATCCAGGCCGCGATCAACGCGTGATTTGTGAACACGCTGATCACTAAATCGTGGTTTCGCCATGAGGCAGCCTATCTCCAGCGGGAGTACGCTTGTGAGCCGATGTCGATCGATATGGAACTCGCCGAGCGCCCGGACGACGACGAATTCGCGCTCACGGTGAGGGAAGCGCGGGGCGAAACGGCCTGGATGATTCTCGCGGCCTGGGATCGCCTCTTGATCGCGAAAGGATTCTGACGTGCCGAAGGATGTCCGCGGCGTCCTCAACGAATATGCCGAAGGGGCGTTGCATTCTGGTTCGCCGAAAGGACCAGTCGTCAAGAAGCGCTCTCAGGCGATCGCCATCGCGCTCAGCGAACAACGACAGATGAAAGCTGCCGCCAAGCCGAAGCATCAGCCGATTCACAACCTCCGGCACTGGGCTCATCCGAAAAAATCGCGATGAAAGGCTGTCACTACTGCGCGGGTGAGCGCATGCTCGTGAAGGTCACGATCCCCATCGATCGATTCGTGAACAAGAATAGCGACGAGGTGCTGCCGAATCCGAAGCGGGTGCCCGACGCGAAGCCGATCGTGATCGTGCAGTGCCCGCGTTGTCAGCGAATCGAAATGGACGAAGTTGCGTGATCTGTCCTTCGTGCGACCATGACGGTGATCCTGCGGCAACCGCTGGCACGATTCAGATTTGCCAAGCATGCGCTGAGACTGTCGCTGTCGGTCCGAACGGCCCTCAGAAAGCGGTCCATGCCGACGTGCAGTCTCTGTCTGATGTGGAACTCAAAACGCTGAGACAGGCCCGAGCGAAGATTCTCGCGAAGAAGGCCCAATGACGTCCTCGACGAAACTCCTGAACGTCACCTATGATCCGCACATCACGGATTGCGTGCTGGCGGTATATCCAGGCGTGCACGTCAAAAACTTCCGCGTGCCGCAAAGCGATGATCTCCTGAAGTCTCGCGCGATTCATTCGGCCTCAATTCGACTCCATAAGCTGTTTCAACGAGCCAGCATCAGATGACGGACGCCGAACGCGCATTTGACGAGAATGAGGCGGAAATCGTAGTGGCGATGCTCATTGTGCAACGGCTCGCCAAAATGCGCGAGACCCAACCGCAATCTGCCGTGATGAAAGCGGCCCTCATGAATGCTGTCGCCATGCAACTTGATCTGCTCGAAAAAAGCAAAACGCTCAGTCATGCCCTCGTGGAAGGCTAGTGGCGAAGCGCGAGATCAAAATCTCTCGTACGATCAGCACGCCGCGCAGCCGACGCGTCAACGGCACCATTCCAGACGCTCTCGCCTCAGATGTTCCCGTCATCGCGCCTGTCAAGCGTCTCTCGACCGTCGAGAAGCAGGCGATCGTTGACGAAGCGAAAGCTCGATTCGCCCAAGCGGAAGAGGCCGATCGCAAACAGCGCGAACGCGAGCTTGAGGATTTGCGGTTCTACGCGGGCGATCAGTGGCCGACAGAAATTCTCAACGCACGCAAGGGCCAAGCGCAGACGGCGACCTTGCCGGCGATTCCCGCGCGCCCTACCATCACGATCAATAAGCAGCGTGAGCCCGTCAAGCAAGTGCTCAATGGCATTCGGCAAGCGGATCTCGGCATCGCGCTTGCGCCGGCCGATGATTTCGGCGAGATCGCGCAGGCGCCACCGACCGAAGAGATCGAACTGCGCGAAGGCTTAATGCGGAGAATTCAGCGGAGCAGCGAAGCGGAAGACGCGCGGTTCTGGGCGGCGATGCGCGCCACGATCGCGGGCCGCGGCTTCTACGGCGTCTGCGTGCGCTACGCGCCTGGCAAGACGATGGACCGCGAAGTCTACGTCGAGCGGTTCTACAACCAAGCCTGCGTGAGCGTGGATCCGTTTCATGAACAGCCGGACGGATCCGATGCCGACTGGGGGTTCATCGGTAGCGATCGGTCGTGGGATGCGTACTGTGCCGAGTATCCCGAGCGCGTGAGCAAAGACGGGAAGACGCGCAGGAACTCGCTCGTGGACTGCACTGACGCTGAATGGCGCGCCCTCGGGGATGAGTCGCCCGACTGGTTCACCTCGACGAAAGAACGCGATGGCACGATCACGCGCGGGGTCCGCGTGATGAACTACTGGTACACCGAACGCGTCTCGCGGCAACTCGTGCAACTCACGAACGGTGACGTCTACTGGTTCGATGAAGACTTCCCGAAAGACCTCATGATCGTGAATCGTCGCACGGTCGTGCAGAAGAAAATCAAATGGTGCAAGCTCGACGGCTATGATCTCCTGGATGAAGCCGATTGGGAGGGACCCGACATTCCGATTGTGAAAGTCATGGGCGAAGAGCTGCAGCCCTATGACAACGAACGACGCGCGCAAGGGATGGTGCGCCCTGGCCGCGGTGCGCAAGAAGGCTTCAACGCGATGGTCACGAAGCAAGTCGAAGCCGTGGCCTACTCCCCGATCGCGCCGTTCCAAGGCGATCCCGCGGCAACGGAAGGCTTCGATGATGAGTACGCGATCGCGACGACGAAGCCGATTCCGGTGTTGCACTACAACCAGTACGACGAGCAAGGGCGTCCGCTGAATCCCCCGACGCGGACACAGATCGATACGAATATTTCGGCCATCGCGCAATCTGTCGCGCTCTTTGATGCGGCACTGAAGTCCACGATGGGCACAGGCGATCCAGAACTTGGCAATGTCGCGCCGTCGATCAAGAGTGGGAAAGCGCTGTCCGCGTTGATCGGGCAATCGCAGTTGGGCAAGTCCGACTATCTGGACAATCTGAAACGATCGATTCGCTATGAAGGACAAATCATCAACAATCTGCTCTACCCGATCTACGGCAAGCGGCCTGGACGTCTCATCCGAATCATCACTGGCAACAACAAAGAAGAGACCCGCACCATTGCCGCGGCTTTTCAAACAGGTAATCAAGTGGCACAGCCAAATGTTCCGCAAGGAATGGGAACGCCAGTCACGCCGCAGTACCGACTGACGCCCGATGCCAACTTCAACGTGGTGATCAAGATTCAACCGAACAGCGACGAGCGCCGATCGCAGGAGGCAGAATTTCTCGGGAAGATCGCCGAGACGGTGCCGCAAGCGATGGGCATCATGGGCGACGTGCTCTTCGACACGATCGATCAGCCAGGGCACAAAGAGATCGCGGAGCGTTGGCGTGTGGGCGGCTTGATTCCTCCGGTGGCACAGTACGTCGCACAGAAGCAGCAAGGCCAACAGCCGCTGCCGCCGATGGTGCAACAGCAACTCACAGGCATGAAAGCGCAGCTCGATCATGCGAACCAGTTGCTCCAGATGGCCGATCAGGAAATGAAAGCCAAGGCGCAAGAGACGGCGGGCAAGTTCAAAATCGCTGAGATGCAGGAAGAGCGCGAGACGCAGCGTTCACGCGAGAACAATGAAACCAAATTAGCGGTCGCCGCGATCGGCGCGAAGATCGAAACATTGCAGAACATGATGCAAGTGTTTCTCGAGGAACGCGCTCGTGTCGGTGAGCAGGTCCATGATCATCTGCAGAGCAACCTGGAACATCAGAGCGCCATGGCCTTGCAAGCAGATCAACAGCAACATGAGCAGACGATGTCCGCACAGGAACATCAGAACACGCTTGATCAACAGCAGCAAGCCGCCGCGCTCCAGCCTGAGCCGACGACAGAGGCAGGAGCCTGATGGACGTGATTGTCTCTTCGAGGAAGTTCGATGCGGCTGCGATCATGGCGGCTCTCGAACAGCTATGTCGCGGGCTTCCGGAAGGATCTACAACGAAGCCCTTCGATGCTCACGTGCCTGGCGCCCAGATCTTCACCGGCGCGCGTCATATTCGCTTAGTGATGCAGTATGACATTCAGACCGATACGACGACTGCGCACTTCGATGTATTGGTCTCTCAGCCTGATGAGGCGGGCGCTTAATGGGATGTCTGAACGACCATGGCGCATTTCCGCATTGGTTCGGTAATGTGCATCTGAGCGGGCCATGTAATCGTTCCTGCTATTTCTGCATCGGTCAGCACATGATGGCGCTTGATCCGCTCAATGTGCTTGATACGTGGCCGCTCGCTGGGATAGACGAGTTCATCGCGCAATGTCGCGCACAACAAGTGAAGGCGGTATATGTCACCGGCACAAATACCGATCCGCTGCTCTTCCGACATACGCGCGAACTGGTGGACGCGCTTCAAATTCTGGCTGTGCCTATCGGCGTGCGAACCAACGGCGTGGCCTTTGGCGTTCATCGCGATCGATGGGACGCCTACGATGTAGCCAGCCTGACGATCTGTTCGGTCGATCAGGCGGTCAATCGGAAAATGATGGGCGGCGCCTGTCCGAATTATCCAGAGATCCTCGCCAGTAAACGCGATATCAAAGTCAATATTGTTCTGGGGCCAGAACAAAACCTGCGGGATTTAGAGAGCACGTTGAACACGATTGCGTGTTTCGGCCCGCGGCGCGTGAATTTCCGTGAGCCCTACGGACAGCCACATGTCGGTGACCCGATGTTGGGCAAGCCGGTTGACCATCATGTTCATGGAATGCCGGTCTATCAGTGGGGACCGCTCGAGGTCTGCTACTGGGACGTTCATTACTGCGAGGTGGAGAGCGTGAATCTGTACGCCAGTGGGCGCGTGTCGCTCACCTATCCGATCACGAAAGGTCACGCGGACAATGGCGAAGTCTGGCCGCAAGATCAGTTCTCCGGTGGGCGCGTGCGCGCGCAGTGGCTAAATATACAATCTGACGCAGTATTAGCGGGAGCCTAATGGAACCGACTGAAGTCCAGACGACGGAGACCCCGATCGAGACGGTAGTTGAGACGCCAATTGAGCGCACGCCGATCGAATCGACAGGTTCGCTCGCGGATCATCGGGAGGAGTTTCCTTCAGACAAGCGCGGGACACGAGCCGTGGAAGCGGCGCGTCAGGCCCTCGAAGCGGAACAGACACCGCCTGCAGAGAAGCCGAAGCGCCATCGCGCACGCAGTCAGGATGCGAGTCCCGATGAGCTGAAGCAGATCAGTGCCCTTGGAAAAGAAGCGCGCGAAATCGAAGAGGCCGTCTCCGACTCACTCGGGCTGAAACCGAATGAGGGCGAATCGCCGCGGCTCTTTGAATTGCGCCGCCGCAAGGCCATCGCACAAGCGGTGAGGGATCTGAAAGCGGCACCCGCCCAGACGATCGCGCGCGAAGCACCCACGTCGCGTCAGACATTCTCGGCCCCTTCGGATCTGAAAGAACCCGATGCGAGCGATGCGGAGAAATACCCCTACGGCGTTGCCGATCCGAAGTATCTAAAAGACCTCACGGCGTTCACCGTTGCCGACACCATTCGCACGGAAGAGACGAAACGGCAGGCGGCGCAGCTCGAGCGCGATCAGGCGGAAGGGAAAAAGCGTTTCGCGGAACGCTGGCAGACGGCCAAAGCCGAGATCAAGGATTTCGAGGCCATCGCGAGCCAGCCCGTGCCCTGGCAGAAGGGCTCCCCGATTGATTTGTGGATCTGGAGTCGCCCGTACGGCGCAAAACTGCTATACTACCTGCTCCAACCGGATCATCTCGCCGAAACCCGCGAGATTATGGCGCTCCCGGTGGAGGATCAGCTTGAGCGTCTCGTTGCTTTGGGCAACGTGTTTCAGGGTTCAGCTGCAGGCGTCAACGGTACGGACCGGCGCGTTGAGCCTGCCCAGATGATTACCCCGAGTCCTCGCCTTCCCACGCCGGTGAAGACAGGCCCGATGCCGCGATCCAGCGAACCGCCGGATCCGTCGAAGATGTCCCTGCGGGAACATCGAGGCGCCTTTCATCAGAACGGGCGTCGCCGCCGCTAGGCTTCACGGGCTGAGTCGTTCTGCTGCGATCCCCATAGGGTCGCCAGTGAATACGCTCTTAACACCGAACTGGATCGCGACGGATACCGCCGCGTACTTCGACAGTCATTGCCGCCTCATCGGCGAATTCTCCCGCGACTGGAATAGCACGTGGCGCGATGAAGCCGACGGCGCCAAAAAGGGTTATACCGTTCAGGTCCGGATCGAACAGCGCTGGCAGGTCTTCGAAGGCCAGGCCTTGCAGCTCCAGGCGATCCTGAATCAGACGGTCCCGATCACCATCAACCATCAGTTCCAAGTCGCGCACGGCTGGTCCTCAGCCGACGATGCGCTCGTGATCGAAGAGGCGCAGCATCTCTACGACGAGCCCGCCGGCAAGGCGATGGCGAACAAGTGGGATCTCGTCGCCGGGCAGGAAGTCTATCGGAATGTCTACTTCCAGATGGGCAGCCCCGGCGTGCCGATCACATCCGATGCGACGTGGACCGATGGCATCGCGAAGTTGCGCAACGTCGCCGTGCCAGAGGATCTGATCGTCGTGATGGATCCGAAGACGCAGAGCAAGTTGCTCGCGACGAATTTCGGTCAGTTCAATCCGCAACGGCAGATTTCCGAGTACTGGCGCTCAGGACAGTTTGCGGGCGAAGCGATGGGCGCGCAAGCCTGGATGTGGGATCCGAACATGCCCACGCATACCACGGGCACGTTCACTCAGAGCACGCCGCTCGTGAGCGGCGCCAGCCAGACCGGCTCAACGCTTCTGACGAGCGGGTGGGGCACCTACGCCTTCAAGCAGGGAGATACGTTCTATCTCGCGGGTGTCAATGCGGTGCATCCGTACAGCTACGCGGACTCTGGCGATCCGCAAGCGTTCGTGCTGCTCGCGGATCAGTCCGGCGCCAGCACGGCCACGTTGAGCTTCGCGCCGCCGATCATCACGTCTGGTCCGCTGCAGACCGTCACGGCCTCGCCGGCCAACAATGCCTCGATCTCCTTTGTGGGCGCCACGGGCACCGTCAATGCCACGATGTCCGCGATCAGCTCGAAGCAGTCGCTGCTCTTCAACCCGGGCGCGTTCGCCTTCGTGATGGCGGACCTGCCGGTCAATCTCGCAGGCGCCAAGGCCGGACGCACCTCCGAAGAAGTCGGGCGCAATGACAAAATCTCGATGAGGTACGTCGACCAGTACTCGATCACCACGGATCAACTGCCTCGAAGATTGGACTCAATAGGGGGAGTCGCCACAATTTTACCGTACTTCGCGATGCGCATGTGGTCGTGATGGCGTGCGGTGTTTGTGATGAACAGTCTCTGTGAGAGCACGATGAACGGACCATCCAGCATCAAGTCGACATCTGATCGTGTGGCGAGAAATTTTCAATTCCTCGCTCCACTAGCTGATTGTCTGGGTGCGCCCGTTCAAAAGCAGTTTGCGATTCGATCGTCGATTCGTCAATTGAACGTCAGGGGTACTCCATCGGCAATTTTCAGGGCAGTAGTTGCCATTGACATCGATGCGATCAAGAGAATGCTGGTCAGATGGTCGAAGGCCCATATCGTCCAAGAAATTCATAAACGATTCGCGCCAACGATCACAGACCTTGATACCGCGACCACCGTATCGCTTGTAAGCTGCGGTGTTGTGATTTTCGCATCTCGCACGCATGTGACTCCAAGTGATGTATTCGCGAGTCTGCGAAAGACCGTGGGTCAGATTCATGTTGCGGATGTGTTCTATCCGAATGCAGCCGCAAGAAGTGGTTTTACCGTTTCTGAGGTTGCCTGCAGTGGCGAATGTCGAACCTCCACATTCGCATTTACACAACCATCTGAGCCGGTGACCTTTCGTCGGCAGATCACTGGATGGTTGCACTACGAGCAATTTACCGAAACGCTGACCAAGAAGCAGAAGTCTACGTCTTCCCATATGGGAGATTTTACACTACTTGGAGCGAATTAGCGATGGCATTCACTACCGCACAGCTCGCCAGCTCGATCACGGCATCGCAGCTGCAGTTCAATCTCACGAACATCTCCACGAATCAGTCGGGGCTCCCGCCGGTCGGTGCGCTGCCGTTGCCCGTCGGCAATCCGATGCAGATCGATGCGGAGTTGATGTATGTCGTCTCCCAGCCCACTGCCGGGAACGTCATCGTCCGTGGGCGCGGCACGGAAGGCGCGGCTGTCGCGCATGACATTCTGTCGAACGTCTGCGTCAGCGCGACACCTGGGGATTTCCCGGTGCCTGGCGTGGGACAGACGCAGACGCTCGATCCGGCGAACGATGCGCCGCAGACGATCGGCCAGGACGGCACGTTGGTTATTCCGGTGTCCAATACGATTTACAACATCAACAAGGTGACGGCGCTCGCGCTGGTGTTGCCGGCGCCTCCCGTGACGCTGAATGGGTTGACGTTGGTGTTCACCTCGAATACCGCGGTCGCGCATGTCATCACCGCGACCAATCTCTATCAGGATGGGACGGGCACGTTGCCGCATTCCACGGCCACGTTCAACAGCAAGCAGGGCGCGTCGATGATTGTCACTGCGGAGAACGGGCTGTGGAATTTCGCGTCTCCCGCCAACAATGTGACGATCAGCTAGGAGTGATTTATGGCCGTACTCATCGTTCAAGAAACCGCCGAAGCGGCCGAACGGCGCAAGTGGGAAGCGCAGTACTCGCCCTATGGCCCCGGCGAACGGCCCTATATCTATCGCGAATTCCCGTTGATGCTGCACAAGGCCGGGAAACCGCTCGATAAGGACGGCAATCCGAAGCTCGGCGCCTACGAGATCATCGAGACCAAGAGCGTGGATTCCCTGGATCAGGAAACGCACTGGAATGCCTATGGCTTCTATCGCGATCCGTCGCTGGCCGTCGAACAACTGAAGGCGCAGGACACCGAGATCGCGAAACTCGCGGCGAATCTCGAATACGAGAAGCGCTTCAAGCTCTCGCCGAACGCCGTGGCGGAAGTGGAGGCCGCGCAGAACGCGCATGCGGGGCATCTGCCGATGGTGCCGGTGACGGCGATCAGAAAGCGTGTGAGCAAGGCCGTAGATGGGGCGAAAAAGCGGGGACGGCCCGCGAAACAGGCGGCTGAGGCCGCAGGAGTCTGACGATGGCTGCACCGAGTGGAAATCCTGCCTACCCCTCGTACGCCTATAATTCCGCGGGTCAGCCGGCCCTCATCGTCACGAGTCTCGCGGCCTTCAACGCGCTCGGCGGCCCAGGCACATGGAGTTCCACGCCGTTCGGCACCACAACGCCCGTCCCACCGGCGCCCTACGATACGTACACGCTCGGCACGGGTACGGATCAAGTACTGGCGATTCGCATGCAGCAATTGGTGATTGAGGCCCGTGCGCAGAGCGAGATGATGGCGCAGGCGTTCAATCTCAACGATGATCCGGTCACGATCATGCGTCCGGATATTCTGGCGAATGATGCCAGCCTGACGAGTTAATGGACGTCCCGCATGTCTTCGCGGATGAGCGATTGCATCGACTCGCGGTGCAGTCGTTTAACTTCGATACGGTAATCGTGGAAATGATCTATTGCGATCGTGTCGTGCAGTTCGACATGCCAGTATCTTCGGTGAAATACGTGCCTCCGTCAGAGATGTTTGAGAGGTATTGGAAGAAAGCGTTTGCCGCGATCCATGTGCCGATCGAGGCCGATGTCGGAGAGACGGACGCATCCGCGTTGTCGTCGTCGTCGCAACCCAACGTGTAACGAAGGAGTCTCACCATGTTTGCACAAGGCGTCGTTGTTGATCCCTCCGCAGGTGGAGTCCCTGATGGGACGACCTCCAACATCAACCTCGGTCGTTCGAACGAGGCGCTCGTTGCGGAATTGCACGGAAAGTATTACGAGCAGTGCTATCGCGGCAATCTGTACTACACCACCACCACGGCGGCCGGCGTCGCGCTGATCACGTCTTCAACGTTGACCCCGACCTACTCGCTGTGGAATCCGGCAGGCTCCGGCAAGAACGTCGTGCTGGTCAGTCTCGCGATCGCATGGGGCACCGTCACGGCCGTTGCGGGCGGCGTGGTCTGGACGGCGACGACAAACGCGGGCTCTGGTATCTCGAGCACGGCGCCATTCGTCGCGTTCGGTTCTGGCACCGCGATCAATGCGAACCTCGGATCTGGCAAGGTCGCGCAGCTCCGGTGCGCGACGGGCGGCACGACCACGCTGGTCGCCGCCGCAACACTCTTCCGGACGACCGGGATTGCGGTCGGCTCCACATCGCTTGCTGGAGCGACGGCGTGGTGGGTGGCCAAGGAAGACTATGATGGCTCCATGATCGTGGCTCCAGGCAACGCGATTCACTTGATGGCAAGCACGGCTCTTGCGGCGACGTGCTGTATCACGACCGCGTGGTACGAAGCGGCGCTATAGTTCAGGTTCTCGGCATACACCTCTCGGCGTAGGCGCTCGATCTTGGTGGCCACGGATCGAGCGTCTACGGAGGGAGGAAGTCACTGTCTATGGCCACACGTCCGCGTATTCTCATTGGCATTCCGTGTCTGGTGGAAGGTCGGGTCTTTCGGGCCTTCGATCAAGCCGTTGCGCTGACATGCGCGCGTCCACGCGAAGAATTCGAAATCATCAATCAGGCGCCGTTCTTCTCGATGTCAGGCGTCGTGCCTGGGGCGCGAAATCGGATTGTCAGGCAAGCGATCACTGTCGGCGCCGACTACATTTGGATGCTGGACGATGATCAGCCGTTCGATCCTGGCACCATCGAACGTCCTGGCGATCTGGATCGGTTGTTTGCGCGACAGGTTGATGCCGTGATCCCGCTCTCGGTGCGCCGCGGCTCGCCGTTCTTTCCCCTGATTTACGATGCGGTGGATGGTGATGGCGGCCGAAAATGGCATGCACGGCAGCATTACATGCAGGACCATGAGTCTGGCCTGATCAAGGTGGCTGGCGCTGGACTCGCTGGCCTGCTGATGAAGACGTCGTGTTATCAGAACATCGGCGCTGATGGCTGGTTCGAATTCGTCTCCCCGCCTGGGGCGCCCGATGATTACGCCGAAGATTTTCCGTTCTATCGAAAGATGGAAGCTGCTGGCATTCCGCTCTACTGCGATCTTGATGTGAGCTTCGGACATCGCGTGAGTTCGGTGGCGTTCTGTTTGAAGCAGGAAGGCAAATGGTTGACGGTCCTTTCAGACACGCAGCCATTTACGGCCTTTCCGCAGCCTGAAGTGCCGCGCGAGCATCTGCGGTTAGCGAGGGCCGAAGACTTGATTCGCCTCCAGCGGCAGAAGGCTGGCGCGTGAGCTATCTCGTCGCGAATGGCACGATCGCGGTGCTTGAGCCAGATCAGGATTATGGGCTCTCGCGGCGCATTGCGCAGTCAGGGAGCCTGACCGACTACGATCCGCGCATTAAGGAACTGCTCTGCCCGATGATTCCAGTCGGCGGCGTGGTTGTGGATGGCGGAGCGTTTATCGGGGATCATACGGTCGCGTTCGCAGACCGCGTGGGGATAGAGGGCCATGTGTGGGCCTTCGAACCTGAGCCCGATGCCTTCGATTGCCTGATCTTCAATACGCAAGGCCGACAGCAAATCACGCTACTTCCAGCCGCCTTGGGAGCCTCGCGCTCGTTCGTGAAACTCGCCCGTTGGGAGCGGAACGGTAGTGCGACCTATGTCGTGCCATCCGAAGACGGGATTGATGTCGTGCCGCTCGATGCGTTTGTCTTTGAGCGCCTGGATTTCATGAAGCTGGATTTGGAGGGGTTCGAACTCCAAGCCTTGCGCGGCGCCGCGCAGACGATTGCGCGGCATCATCCTGTGATGGTCATTGAGAGCGGTATTCAGCTTAAACGCTACGGCGATAGCCATGATGATCTCGTGGAATGGCTGAATGCCAGAGGATATGACGTATCCCCGCTCCCCTTGTTGTATACGGGGCGAGATGTCTTCGATGTGCTCGCCCAACCGAGGGCCGCATGAGTAGCTCAGCGCTTGAAATTATTCGCGATGCGCTCCGCATACCAAATGTGTTGATGGCTTCGGATCCCTTGCCGGGGCCTGATGCTGCGGAAGCCTTCCGTTTTCTCAATCGATTCGTCGGCGGCCTTGGTCTCCAGACGCAAACGTATCCGAGCGTCTCGATCGAAACCTATCCGATCGTGGCGAACAAGGAAACGTATACGGTGGGACCAGGCGGCGATCTGAATACGGTCCGGCCGCCATCGCAAGCGGCTTTGAATGGGATTGCGCTGGTGTTGAATGCGATCGCGCCAGAAGTGGTGGAGATTCCCTATCCGCTGCTCACCGATGATGAATATCAGGCGCTGCGAATCAAAACCCTAGCGAATACGCTCTTCACGGGCGCGTGGTACAACCCCACATACATCGGCGGCTTGGGATCCCTTTCGCTGTGGCCGGTGCCGAACAATACGGTGAATTCGATTCGGCTGTATCGCAAGGCGCAGCTGCCGTTGTTCGTGAATCTCACGGCGGCCTACGATCTCCCGCTCGGCTATGACGAAATGTTCGTCTATAACTTGGCCACGCGCTTGGCCGGCATGAACGGACGATCCTTGCTGCCGGAAGACAAGCAGATCGCCGTCAACAGTCTCCGGCGCGTAAAGGTCAGCAATGTGAAGATCGTGACGCTGCCGGCGGATCCGGTGGTCATTCAGAACGATCGACGTCGGTGGTACTCCGTTCTACTGGGCGAGTGATCCTATGCCTATCGCGCCGCGACAGATTCTGCTCCTCGGGACGTTCAATTCAGATGGTACCGTCACCGGCGTCACTACTGGTACGAGCCAGCCGATTCAGGCCGACGGACGCGGCCTCGTCTCGATTTACCTGCGCAGCATCGGCACGACCAGCGGTGGCACCGTCGTGATTGAAGAAGCGGATTGGGGACCCCTTGAGCTGCCGTATTCAGGCACATGGAGCACGATCTTGTCGCAGGCGGCCAGCGGGTTTACCGGCGGCGTCCAGTTGGCAGTGCATGCCACGATCGCCGCGTTCGCGTGGTACCGCGTGCGGATTTCCTCGACCATCACGGGCGGCGGCTCTATCCTTGTGACGAGTCGAGATATGAGTGTGAATTCATGACAAAGAAGTCGGGCGCAATGACCTTGGCGGAGCGCCTGGTAGCGGCGCAGACGAAAAGCATTGCGCTCTATTTGGAACGGCAGCAGCTCGAAGCGCAACGGCAACAGCTGCTCCTTCGGGCGCAGCAAGTCGAGTTTGCCTTACTGGAATTGGATGGCGAGATTCGCGTCTTGACCGCCCTAATGGCGGAGTCTGGGTGACATGTCAAATTCGATTTTTTTAGGGTCAGGGGGGTTCACAAATAACGGCGTCACCATCAATCCCTCGTTGCCGATGGGTTTTCCAGCCGGCAGTGTGTCTGCGCCGTCAATCACAAATGCGGCGGCGACGCAGTCTGGGCTCTACTTCTCATCGGTGAGCTCTGGCAGTCTCTATCTCACGAACAATGACGGCGCCAACGCCATTGTGGGCTTGATCCCCAATGCTGGGATTGCCATGCTCGCGAGTCGATCCCTGTCGTGGACCAGTGCGACCTCAGGCATTGATCTCCAGACGGGCATCGACACGCAACTGACCCGGCAAAGCTCAGGCGTCGTAAATGTGACGACGGGCTATGCCGCGGGAGGGACCGCTGGCGTGGCGACGTTTGGTCCGAGTGCCGTCGCGAGTATTACCGTCAAGGGCGGCATTGTCACCGCGGTGAGTTAGTGCATGCCTGTTGGGACGCCCAAAACGCTGACCCGCGGGCAGCCGAGCGATGCGAGTGGTTATTGGGCGGAGACATGGCCGATCGGCGCGATCTTCTTGTCAGTGGATCCAGCGAATCCGGCAACCGTGATTGGCTTTGGCACGTGGGTCGAGTTTGGGAGTGGGCGCACATTGGTGGGCGTGGATACCGGACAAACAGAATTCGCGAGCGTGGAACAAACGGGCGGTGAAAAAACGCACACGTTGACGACGTCTGAAATGCCCTCGCATACACACGTGCAAGATGCCCACACACATACCCTGCCCGTCACGACCGGGACCGGCTTAGGCCTCTTGGGCGGAGGGGCCACGTCTAGCGCTGGCATCACCGGGAGTACCACGGCGACGAACCAGACTACTGGCGGCGATGGCGCCCACAACAATCTGATGCCGTATATTGCGATCTATATGTGGAAGCGGACGGCCTAATGCAGCCCTTCACAGGATTTTGCGGCCCCGCCTATCGGTCACGCTCGCAAACCGCGAGCGCGGATATGGCCATCAATCTGTACGTCGAAACGCTGCCTGGCCAAGCGAAGTCCTCATTTCTCTATGCGACGCCTGGCCTGAAGGCATATGGCAGTTCGGCGAATGCGGGACAGCGCGGGTGTTTCAGTCAGGATCGCCGGACCTTCCGTGTGAGCGGGAATGTGTGCGAAGAGATCAACACCTTTGTGAGCCCACCCACCGTGACGGCGCTCGGCATGATTCCGAATGATGGGAATCCCGTGTCGATCGTCAGTAATGGACAGGGCGGGAATCAGGTCATGATCGTGGGCGGCGGGACGGTCAGTATTTTCAATCTCGCCACGAATCTTTTCACCGGACCGATTGCATTGCCGCTGGTGACGTCCCCCGTGCAAGGGGCCTTCATGGATGGCTACTTCTTGCTGACCGAACAGATGAGCGACCGCATCTGGTTCAGTGCGCTGGAGGATGGCACTAGTTGGAACGCGCTCGACTTCTTCGCGCGCTCCCATGTCAGCGACACCGTCGTGGGCATTGCCGTGCTGCGCGATCGGATCTGGGTCTTCGGTTCCCAAACGACCGAAGTGTTCTACAACAGCGGGGATCTCAATACACCGTTCTTGCCCTACCCTGGCTCAGTCATGCAGGAAGGTGCGAGCACGCCCTGGGGGATTATCATCGCGGATGAATCGATTTACTGGCTGGCGGAAGACAATCTGGGCCGGGGCCGCATCAATCGCGCCAGTGATTATCAGCCCCAAGAAGTCTCCACGCCCGCGATTGATTTCGCGCTCGCTGCCTACGATGTCTCGACGGCGGAGGCTGGCTCGTACTTTCAAGAAGGCCATACGTTCGCCTGGTGGACCTTCTCCTCTGGCGATACCTGGTGCTACGACACGCGTGAGCAAGCGTGGCATCAACGGCAAGCATGGGACCAGACGACGGACACGTATCCACGCTGGCGTGTGCGCGGGGGCGCCTGTTCAACCTCCGCTGGCGTGCTGGTCGGCGACTATGCGACGGGCGATTTCTACCTGTTGGATCTGGACACGTTCACGGACAATGGTCAACCGCGCAAACGGCTCCGAAGGGCGCCGTATCTGAGTGCATCGGCCGACTGGCTCTTTCTTGATCAGGTCGAACTGGGCGCGCAAGTCGGGGTAGGATTGCCGACCAATACGCAAGGGTCACTAGCCCAAGTGATGCTGCGCATCAGTCGCGATGCCGCGCAGACATGGACGGAGAAGATTTTTGCGAGCGTCGGACAAGTCGGCGATTTCGTGGCGCGATGTATCTGGCGCAACCTTGGACGATCACGCGCCGATCGGCTCGTGCTTGAAATTTCACAGACGGATAGCATTCGCACCGCATGGGGTCCGGGTCTGTTTCTTCGGATAACTCCAGGCGCGGGGCTGCTGTAATATGGCTGGCACCTTCACGCTCTCGCCGGACCCGTGGCTCGAGTTCACCGATCAGTTTGGCGCGATCGCCAGCAATGGCGTGATGAACTGGTTTGCCGCGGGCAGCACGACGCCGATCAACGTCTACCGCGATAGCGCTGGGACGCCGTGGGGGCCGGGGACCGGCGTCGTGCCGCTTGATGCGAATGGGCGCGCGACGGTGTACTTGCAAGTCGGTCTCACCTACAAAGTCGCGGTCTATGATGCCAGCGGAAATCTCGTCCGGCCGGCGCAAGACAATGTGCTCGCGGTGCCGGATCAAGCCGGTACGACGACGACCACCGATATCGACTTCGTCCAAATCGAATGTTTCGTGACGTAAACCATGAGTAACGCCACTTCGATTGTCATCCCGAGCGGCTCCACGCAAGGCAAGGCCGTCAAAATCGCGGCGACGAGTACGCCTGGTACGACGATTCACACGACAGGTGTCAGCGCGACGACGCTTGATCGGTTGTATATGTTCGCGGTGAACTCAGACACGGTGGATCGTAATCTCACGATTGAATTCGGCGGCACGACCTCTCCAGATAATCTCATTCAGGTCTTTCCGGTGCCATTTAAGCAAGGCTTAGTCCTTGTCGTGGACGGATTGCCATTAATCGGGAATGGTGGCTCAGGCTTAACGGTCGGTGCGTTCGCGAGCGCGACGAATGTGATCATGGTCTATGCCTATATTTTGCGCGTGGTGCCGTAGATGGGCGTTGGAGCCATTCATCGCACACGCTTGACAGGAGACCGCTCGGACGCCCGTGTCTCTCAATGGTTGAAGCCGAATGGCATCAAGGCGGTGCAATCCTTCACCATCGATCTGACGGGGGCGACGACGGCCACGGCCACCATCGCCGCCGTCAGTACGGCCAATAGTTTCGTGATCTATCTCGGCTCGACGAGCGCGCTGGCCACGGCCGTGAATCGCGATATCGGTCGTCTGGCGTTGACGAACAGCACAACCGTGACGGGCACGCAGGATGTCGGTCATGGGGCGGATCCCTTGATCAGTGGCATGGTCGTCGAATGCTGGCCCGGTCTCATTAAGTCCGTGCAGCAAGGGACCGTGACCTTAGCCGCAGGGATCTCGGGGACCGCCACGATCACGGCCGTCGTCGTCGCGAAAACGCTGCTGCTCTACCAAGGCTTCTCGGGCCCGATCGGCGATCTGTCCCCGCATGCGCAGGCGACCGCGATCGTCCAGCTGACGAATGCGACGACCGTGACATTGACGGCAGGGGCGGCGACGAATATGACAGGGGGATTCACGGTGGTGGAGTTTTATTGATGCAGAATCCCCCGCCGCCGAATCGCAATCCGATGATCGGGCGCAACGATATCGTGGATCCCCGCTGGCTCGATTACTTCAACTTGTTTCAGCAGGGGGCGGCCTCTGCGATCGCGCCCTATGTCATCACCACGGCCGATGCCACGCTCACCGGCGCTGAAGATTTGGGACTCCTCGCCACGGGCTATACGTTTCTCACCGTGGCGGCAGCCGTCGCGGCGTTCTCAACGGTGCCAGCCATTCCGCAGCGGGATCTGCGATGGGCGACCGTCACCAAGACCTTTGCCGATACGGGATTCGTTGCGAGCGCGGGACAGATGGTGTTGACCGATGCCACCGGAGGCGCGACCACGATCAAGCTCCCTGCCGGACCGTCTGATGGACAGAGCGTCATCGTGAAGAAAACGGACGCCAGCGGCAATGCCGTCACGATCTCAGGCAACGGGGTAAATGTCGACGGCGCTGGCACGCATGGGTTGGCCGCCCAATGGAACAGCGCCATCTGTGTCTTCAGCGCGAGCTTTGGCGCGTGGGCGATTGCGGGGCAAGTCTGATGTTAACAGAGCGGCTCTTGCCCCCCGCAGAATGGTACCGGCTGCGCGGCACGCTCTTGGATCCCGCGTGGAAGACCTTCAGTCCGCTGACCCATCGCGTCATTGCGGTGGAGGACGGCGAGACGATTGTCGCGTGCACGGCGTTATTCCAAGTCTTTCATTTAGAGGGGAGCTGGATTCATCCGGCCTATCGGCGCCGCGTGAGCGTCGGCCGTCGGTTGTTGCGCGCCATCCGCGCCTTGTTCAAGGCGTTGCATGTCAGCGAAGTGTATATGATGGCCTATACGCCACGCACCGCCGCTCTGTGCCAGAAAATGGGCCAGGCCATGCCCTTGCCCGGCGAGCATTTCGCCGTCGTGGTCGCAGAAGGAGTCCCGATATGGGCGCCGGATTCTTCGGACCGATCATAGGGGGCGCGATCGGGGGCTTAGGCGCGATTGGCGCCGGGAAAGCCCAGCAACAGGCGCTCGAGCATGCCACCGACGCGCAAGCCCAAGCCTCACAGCGAGCGTTGGATTTCGCGCGGCAACGGTACACGCAGCTCCAAGAGAATGAAGCGCCCTACGTGCAGGCGGGGGCGACCGCGACATCAGGCATCAATGATTTGTTGCTACGCGCCGCGCGCCGGAACGGCTACGGATACGGAGGCTAGATGGCCAACGATCCTCCGAATTATGGGACGGACACCGGCGATTGGTGGCGACAAAAACCGCTCGCGCCTGGCGGGACCGGGGAGCCCTTAGCGCCGGGACAAATCAGCGGCTATGGCCAAGCGCCCAATGCGTATGTCCCCCCGTCCATCGCGCTCCCGAATTATCAAGCGCCGGCTGTGCCCACGTTCAGTGCCTTTGTGGCCCCCACGGCCGAAGAGGCTGCGCAGTCGCCGGGGACGCAATTTGCCCTCCAGCAAGCGCAGCTCGGCGCGGAACGTAGTGCGGCGGCCAAGGGCTCACTCCTCAGTGGGGGGTTTCAGAAGGAGCTCGGCAACTATCTGACAAATGTCGCCAGCGGGCTGTACGGCACGACCTTCAATCAAAAGCTGGAGGGAACGGGCTTCAATAATCAAACCCAGCAAACCGGCTTTCAGGATGCCAGTCAGAATGCGCAGAATCAGTACGCGGCCGGGGTGCAAAATTTCCAGTTGGGGAACTTGCAATCCCTGAACGCCTACAACACGAATTACAACACGAGCCATACCGCGGCAAATGATTACTATCAGGCCTTACTGGATCAGCAGCATGCCGGCCAGCAAGCGGCCAGCCAATCGGTGACTGGGTGAGTATTGGTTCGGAGATCACGCAGCTCCTGCTCAATCAGGGGAATATCGCGGCGAATGCCGCCCAGCAATCCGGCCAGATCGCCGGCCAGACGATCAGCGGGGTGTCGCAAGCGGCACAAGGCACGCTACAGGCGCTGACCGATCCGAAGATGCAGGAGTATCGGCGCTCCGTGGACGGGCGCAAAGCGCTGGCCATGGCGATAAAGAGCACGCCGATGGGCAAGAGTGGCCCCGACTACGAAGGGATCGCGACGAAGCTGAGCGCGCAAGGCTTTCCAGATATCGCGGAATCATGGCTGTCGACGGCGACGAAGAACAAAGAAAACCTGTCGAAGCTGGACGAGATGAAGCGTGCCGCGCTGAAGGCGAATCAGGATCTGCAGGCGCATACGATGGCGACGATCGGGGACGCGGCCTTCCATGCGACCTCGCCCGCAGATTTCACCTCAAGTGTGGGACTGCTCGCGGCGCATGGGCAGATCGACGAGAAAACCGCGAACGGCATTCTCGGGGCCGCAGACCAGAGCGGACCGAATGGTTGGGAAGCGCTTCGGGCGAACTATCTAAAATTCTCGCCAGCACGGCAAAAGCAGCAGGAAGAGCGCGCCAAGCCGGTCGTGCTGCCCCCCACGCCACGTGGCGGAGCGCCCGCGCAACAGGTCTCAGGCGGGCAAGTGCTGGCTACGGGTGGCGCGGCGAGTCCTGCGGCGCCCACAGAGACCGAGGTCGCGCTACAAGCCGCCGGCGGTGATCCGACGCAGGCGATGGCGATTTTGAAGCCGAAGGCGGCCGATAGCGATCAAAAACAGCCGGCGTTGATCGATGGAAAGCCTGGTTTCGTACTGGTCGATCCAAAAAAGCCCGGCGATGTGCGTGATTTGAACGGCCAGCCGATTACTGATGCCGCGAAACGCGTCAAGCCGATTCCCACAGCGGCGCAAGTCTCCATCACTGGAGGTACGCTGAGCCAAGCGGCCCTTGATCAAGCCGCACAGAAATATCTAGAGACGGGTATTTTGCCGCCAGGATTCGGGACCGCTGGCGTGCTGCAAAAGACGGCGATTCAGAATCGGGCGGCAGAGATGGATCCCAAGGCAGCGCTCGCGCGGAATCAGGCCGTCTTCAAGGCGGACCAAGCGAATTTGGTCAAGCTGCAGACGACCGAAGGCACACTCTCGGCATTCGAGCGCACGGCTGGCAAAAATCTCGATCAGTTCCTCTCCACGGCGGCGAAGATTCCTGATACGGGCGTGCCATGGGTCAATGCGCCGATTCGCACGGTAAATGCGAAATTGCTCGGTTCAGAAGATCAAGCGGCCTTCAATGCGGCTCGCGATGTCGCCTTGCGAGAAATCGCGCGAGTCACGAACGATCCGAAACTCTCTGGCGCGCTGACCGATTCGGCTCGCGCCGAAGTCGCAGGCCTCTCTCCGGCGAATGCGACCTTTGCGCAGATCAAGCGCGTGGCGCAAGTGCTCAAACAGGACATGGCAAATGTCCATAGCGGACTGAACGAACAAATCGCGAGTGTCAAAGCTGGCCTCGGTCAGAGTCCTATGGCATCTACTGGTACGCCGCCGCGCGTGCGCAAATACAATCCAGCGACGGGAAAGCTGGAATAGATGCCGCAGACTCAACAGATCGAGATTCCCGGTGTCGGCGTCGTGGAGTTCCCAGACTCCATGTCTGATGTCGATGTCACGGCAGCCGTAAAAAAACTCCACGATCAAGCCACGGCGGCAGCCTTGCCGATGCCTTCGCCGCACTCATCCCAAACGCCAGCGGTGTTATTGGGGACGGCTGCGGCGGCGTCTGCCGCTCCTCTCGCGCAACGGGCGCTCGAACATCTCGCGACAAGTCCGACCGCCGCACAAACAGGCGGAGCGATCGCGCGCGGCGCGACGACATTGGCTGCACTTGGTCGAGGGCTCTATAGCGGCGATATGTCCCAAGTGCTCGCGGCGCCGACCGAAGGATGGGTCGCGGGCAAGGGAGGGTACTGGCTCACGCAAGGACTTCAAAAAGTGGCCGCACCCATCGCCACCGCGCTTGAGAAAGCGGGTCCAGTGCTGAAGCAGGCGGGACCGCTTTTAGGAAGTCTGACGGCTGAGGGCAGCGCAAATGAGCAACTGAATACGCCCGAACATCTCGCGGCCTTTGCTGCGCATTTATCGCCAGCCCAACAAGCGAAATTCGATACGCTGTTGAAGTCGACAAGCGGTGCGAATGCCGATCAAGACATTGCAGCGGTGAAGAAATTGATTGCGGATGGGGCGCCACCCTCGGCAGCCGTAAAGCACGTCGCAGGCGATAATCCAACCCGCTTCGGTTCGTTGATGACGCTCTATCTCCGCTCTCGGCAGGTGAAGTGAGCGCGCATGGATGACCGAGAAGACGGGCATGGCCGCTGTTCTGCAATTCGCGCGTGATGTCGATGCGAAACACGACAAAGGTCATGGGCGCCTCCGCAGTGATTTGGATCGCGCGGAATCGCGCATGCTCGCTTTTGAGGGGGCCCAACGGGCCTTGGAGAATCGCATGACCGCCCTGGAGCAGGCCGCGAAGGCTCCGATCGATGTTGGGCAGATTGTCTTTAATCCTCGGATGGTACTGGCAATTATCGGGCTCGTGGTATCGATCGTCACTGGCAACTGGCTCACGAATCAGCCCATCCGAGAACAACTGGTCAGGGGCGAAGAACGCGCCAAGAGTGTCGAAGACAAGGTCGACAATCTGCAGCGTCAGATGGAAATGCGACGTCTGGAGATTCAGCAGCTGAGCAACGAATTTCAACGGGAGCGGAGAGACAAATGAGCAACGGAGATGATCAGCAACAGGTCAATTGCGCCAGTGGTGTATGCTGCAATCAAGGCGATGGCGATCGCGCGAAGCGCATCAAGTCGTGGGTGAAGCTCCTGACGCATGCCCTTGGCGCTGGCCCGTACTCGCCCGAGCAAATCGGCGAATATCTCGATGAGACCTGGGATGTCGCCGGCAAGGGGACGCTCTATGCCTTCAAGGAATGGGTCGTGAAGGTGTACAAGGCCGGGACTCCACATCCATGAGCGATGCCGTGCTTGTGGCGATCGTCGCGGCGATTCCGGGGACACTCTCGGTCCTTGTGTCGCTGCGCAACAAGCGAGATATCCGAGAATTGCATTTGGCGGTCAATAGTCGGCTGACAGAATTGCTCGAGCAAACCGCGAAAGCCTCTCATGCGGAAGGGAGGGCGGAGCGGCGTTCGGACGATCCGGCCGGGCTTCCGAGCTGGCCGAAAGGACCGAGATTATGAAGAATTTCCTGCTCCGGATGCTCTATGCCGTGATCTGCGTGGTGATCTTCCTCGTCGTGTTTCCGATGTTCATGAATGTCGTGGGCTTCGCGATGGCTGGCCAAGTCTGGGAACTCGTGCGCGTGCTCGTGGCCTGTATCGCCGTCGTGTATGTGCTCGTCGGGCCAACGCCGCCTGCTCCGTGGTAAAAAGGAACGGAATGAGAACATGGCTTGCGGTCGGCGGTCTCGCCTTGAGCATGGTCGGCTGCGCGACCCTGAAGGCCCACGATCCGTTCAGAAATCCCGATGGGACGCTGAACGCGCGCAAAGTCGAAGCCTTCGCCAAAGGCGGATTTGAAGCGGCATGTCAGCCTGGGCAGATGACGTTTGGGGCGAAGTCTTACGAAATCTGCAAGGACGGACTGGCGGCGTTTGATGCGATCGATGGGATCTCGACGAGCAATCAGGCGTTGCTCATCAACTCGATTCTGACGATCTTGCAGACGACGGCCCATGACCATCCTGAGCTCGAGCCGTACTTTGCGTGGGCATATCCGATCTTGCAGGCGGCGGTCTGACGGTAGTGAAAAAGAAAAGGCCGCGATGTCACTCACGGCCTCTTCCAACCACAGAGACATTCCATGATGAGAGCCAAGGAAGGTCCCAAACCAAACTGAATCTTAACATAGGAGGTCTTTGAATGAAACGATCGTTGCTTCTTTTTGCATTGTTCCTGCTGACGCCTCGCCTTGTGGCGGCCCAGGCCCATTACTGTGACACCCCCCAACCGACGAACGGATCGGCCATCGTCGGCGCCACGCTCACGCTGCAGCACTGCAACGACGGCAAGGACCAGAGCGGCACCGTGAATGTCGCCCCGACGTCGTTCAAGCTCTATGACAACGGCACCGGCACGCCGATCACGATGACGAAAGGCACGACCTCCGCCGTGAGCGGGAAGACGGTCTACAGCGGGAGTTACGTCGTGCCCTCCACCCCAGGGGTCCATACGTTGCAGACCACAGCAGTAGCTGGGACCTCTGAGGGGGCGAAGTCGAATGTCTTCACGTTGACGGCGACGGCTGCGGTCCCTTCTGCCCCAACCAATCTGTCGGGTCAGTAGGCTGGCTGCTGGTGCAGGGACTCGATACCTCCTTGCGGCCGGCGACTGGTTGGGTGCAAGTGTGTCGATGATGATCGTCACTGGAATGAAAGGCCTGCCCGTGGGGCAGGTCCATGATCCGCGTGCCGTGGGTCGGACGATCAAACGAGTCCGTCGACAAGCCTACGAATCCATCCGCATGGGTAAAGCGGTACAGGTCCCGGCCCACATGGGCACCGCTCCGGTCGGTCTCGCGCGTCAAGAACAGTTGGAGCATCCAGGCGGAAGCTCCGCCCAGCCCTTCTTCACGTTGCGGGAGGTCACGCAGGCGCAATACATCGCCTGGTATGAACGCGAATATGATACGGTCGTGACGGTCCACGAACGGACGCGCGATCTCGCGCCCAGTCGGCAACGCTTCTTCGAAATTTCCCTCGATTAATTCCTCCACGGCAAATGTTCCAGAAATGGCTAAGCGGTCAGCCCATCTCTGAACTGACCGCCTAGGGGTTGCTGCCTGAGGCCTTTACGGCCATCAGTAATCAGCTTTTGTGGATCCGACGAATCAAGTATAGCAAAAACCCTTGACACGGCTTCCACGATTGTGGAAGATTGTGGAACATGAAGCGCACGATTTACGGGACGACCTATCCATTGCGGCTTCCCGATCCGCTATTCGCCAAAATCTCAAAGATTGCGAAGTCAGAAAAGCGCACGATCGCGTTCATGATCCGCGAGCTTGTGGAGCAGGGTCTGATTCGTCGGGCAGAATTGGAGGCGCAGCAATGAAGTGGGTTGAGCTGATCGCCGTGCTCCTGGTGGTCTGGTGTCTCCTGGCGGGCTTTGCCGTCGGGGCTGGTTTGGCGACGATTGCCCTGGCTCGATGGTGGCACCGCCGACGGGCACGCGACATGTCTCGGCTCGGTCGGATCTCGATGGAGGCCATCGCGCGGATGGGGCGCAAATCATGACCGGTCTCCCACGCTGCTGCTCAGATACGCTGAAGCACTACGGCCCACGCGTGCCCCTTGAAGGGCTCGAGATCGCCTGCCGATGGTGCACGTCGTATCTGCGGTACGAACGCTTTCCCGATTCTGAGATCATCGGATGGGTGGTCCACGACAAACTCGGCGATTTCGTGAAACGCGAGAGCGATCCGATCGCCACGGAAGCCCGCGAGAAAGCCTACGAGCGGATCCTCGGAAAGCAGCGCGACCGATGAAGTGGGTCATCCTCTGTCGCGTCTGTAGGAAAGAGAAGCGCGTATATTCGTCCGCGGCGGTGAACGTGGAAATCTGTGACGCGTGTTTGTCGCCGAATGACAATCCCGAACTGAAGCGGCTGGAGTATTTACGCGAGGCGACGCAACGGTGAAGTTGATGACGATGGCCGAAGTGGATGCGGCACGGCGTGGCAAGTGGCTGCATAAAGGCCAATCAAGGCTTGAGCAGACCGTCGCCGGTCGCAAGGTGACCGTCATTGACGACAAGGCGTTCAAATCCGAAGTCCGTGCGCGCGATCGCTATCAGTGTCGGAAGTGCTTGAGAGCCGTCAAAGTGGTGGTTGCGCGCGTGCCAGAACGCTGCGAGGTGCATCACATTCATGGGCGCGGCGGGGACTTGCGATTTGAGTCAAAGGCCGCGCTCTGTTTATGTCTGACGTGTCATGAGCTCGTGACAGGCAAGGTGAATGAGCGGTGGATCATCGTCGCCACGAAGACGTTCACAATGCCGTCGATGCCTGGGCGTGAATTCACGGATGCCAGAGCGCCTGTGCAATTTGAAAGAGTTGCGTGAAGGCAAAGAGCCTAGCGGATCGTCCGCGGGCCGGGCGGGCGCCCCGATGAAGGCAAGAGGCGAAACGAACGAAGACGAATGTGGCGCGCGTGGACGGTTCTACGCTATCTGCGAGGACTGGATCTACCGCGGCGACGAGAGGGAGATAAGTCACTGATGTCTAAGAAAACTCGTGTAGAAGTGCCCGGCAGTGGCGGCGGTTTCGAGATTGCTACGGTCAATGCCGAGACCGGAGAACCCGTCGATGTCGATACCCAGGTGCTCGAAGAGAGCGACACGGCGTTCGATCCGACGCAGATGCACCTTGATCTCACGAAAGAGGAGAAGCGCCGCACGACAGCGCTGATGTTGTCGATCCAAGCCTATCAACATCTGATCATTAAGGATGCTGAATATCTCCGCGAGGCGCATTCGCAAGCACGGAGCAATGGCTCTGTGATTCGTCCAGCGACGATGGATGCGATAGTGATCGGGGCAATGAAGTTCGACGCCTTCATTTCTGGGCGCATGACGCTTCCGTTGGAAACACCACCGTCCGTCGACGCGGTAGATCCGGACGTTGAGAAAAGCACGGGCTGACCACGCGCGTAAGAGTCTTCGTGCCTTGTACTTGCACTGATTGTCGCGTCCAGAGGAGCGCCGGCCCATGCGTGAGCCCGAAAAGATTCGGCAGGATGACTCTGGCGACTATGTCTGCCAGCATGGCACGGCGATGGACGTGCATTGCTGCAACTGCCACAGCGGCTTCTTGTTCGAGACTGATCATCACTGCTGCGAAGAGCCCAACTGTCCGAATCCTGGCATTGAATGTCGCTTGCCGCCCTTCGAGGAGGCAGTCGAAGAGTATCTGTGCAGTGAGCATGCGGTGAAGGCGGGCTATTGCGGTGGCTGCGGGACGTTCATCGCTGGCTCATATGATCAGTTCGACTGCGGACTGTCGACGTTGTGCGAGAACTGCCGAAGCGAGGAAGGGTGACGCCGGCCGCGCCGATCGCCGGCGGGGCGCCGCGCCGGGGCGAGCGGACAGACGAAGAGAGAGTTTTCGCGAATACAGTCCTCCGGAGATGAGTGACCGGAGTGGCTACCGCGAGACAACCGCCGATGGAGATAAGTGATCGCTGATGACGACAAAAAACGAAGAGCGCCCGTTGTCGGAAGGTTATCACCGCGTCGGTGTCTATCTACCTCCGTCCATTGTTGCCATCATTGAGGCCGCTGGCGGCGCGCAGGATTTCCCGAGAGCGACGGCCTCGATCATTGGGGCGTTGCCATGGATCGCGGTCCAACTCAGCGAATCATTGTCGGCTGATGACTACAAGAAGTTCATGGTCATGATGAAGTCTCAGATTCAAGGCGCGTGGGACATCATGGCCGCGAAGAACGTCAGGAAAGCGTTCGACGAGGCATTCGAGGCCGCGAAGAAAGAGATCAACTGATGACGATCATCTCGTTGCGGTCCTTTCGCGTGGACGGGACGCTCGGGCCAGCGTCACCGGACTGTATACGCGGATCATCTTCGTCGTTATCGTCTTTCAAAAAGTAGGGTAGGGGGATGACGGAGCGATCGATCGCCGACCAAATTGAATTTGTGGAGCGGGAAGCGGCATGGCAAGACGATCGCGGGAAACGCACGCGTTCTCAGATGTGGAAGCAGCAACATCAGAAGAATGCCGAGCTGTTCCGATCGATCGCGGAGACGTTGAAGCAGTGTGAGAGTCGCAGCCCGGATGGTGACGGGCTCCCGATGGTAAAGGGGCTGAGGGACGGGGCTAGCCTGACGAGTAATCAAGGGGGGGTACTACCGCAACAGGTTGGCGTACATGCGCGCCAGACGCTCCTTGGTGAAAGCAGCCTGAAATCAGCAGACGGGTCAGAACCGTCCGACTCTCTCTCAACAGAGATAGAAGCCATTCGGTTGCGTGCCTACCGTCAGGCCAGAATCTTCGAGCCGAGCATGGAAGGCTATGGTGCCGCGATGTCGGTGTATCACGCGGCCTTTCCCGATGCCTTGATTGATGGACCTGCGGCGCTGCATATCGGTCACGCGGAATCACTCAGTCAACGGGCCGAGGTAGGGCCCCGCCCCGATCCGGCGCCGTGGCAGGCCCTTATCGAGGCAGCGAAACATGCGGTCATGGAATGGCGGCTACACGGCCAACTGACCGACTCATGTCGCGTATTGGAAGCAGCCTTGGTCGCGTTCCCCGTCCCGCCGGAGCGGCCATGACTCCGCAATTTCGCATTCGCAAGAAAGAGGGTCGTTATCGCGTCGAACGGTTCATCGGATATACCGATGGCCGTCCGTCGTGGGGACAAGAGACGCTCGTACGATTTGGCACTCGTGCTGAGGCGTCGACATTCATCGCGGAACGAAAGAAGCGTGTGTTAGCTGGCGTCCCTCCGGAGCGGCCCTAGATGAGCGTCAGGGCTCATGAGCATTTCTGCTACCGCTGTTACGGCCACAAGACGAATGGTGTCTGTAGTGGCTGGTATCGCTGCACAAACCAGAAATGCGTGAAGCCGGAGGCCAGTTGTTGCAGGAAACATACGGCGGAGCGGCCCTCCGCTGAGAGGCAGGAATGAACCGCACAGTAAATCGAATCGGGAATATCGCTGCGGAGATTGACGAGATCGATCGCGCTTATCGTCGGTTTACCGATGCCGTTGAAGGCCCCTGCCTGGAAGATTACGCCAACGACGAAGAGGCCTATCAGACACTTGAGGCCGCGACACGTCGGCTGCATCATGCGACCAGCGCATTACTCGATAGGTTGATTGCGGCGTCTCAGAGGCAGCCATGAGCGCCTGTGTACATGTTTTCCACGCAGGCCGCTGCGTGATTTGCGATCAAGAATCAGGAGATCCAGACGCCCGCCCCGCCCGCGCGCCGCATGGGAAGACGCATCTTCTGAAATGCTGGCCGGAGTTCTTCCGCGCCATTCAGCGGGGACAGAAGCGGTTCGAGATCCGCAGGAATGACCGAGACTACCAGGTCGGCGATTGCTTGGTGCTGAAGGAGTTTGAGCCGGACACGCAGACGTATAGCGGGCAGCAACTTGCCGAGCGCGTGATCTACATGACGGTGGCGTTTCAGCAACCCGAATTCGTCGTGCTGGGCATTGAGCATGTCGGCTGTCTATCGCCAACAGGGCAGGTAGACGCCGCCCTCGTCGTCCCCCACTCCTCGAATTTGCCTGTGATGACGACTGCGGGATCGGAGTTCGAAGGCGCTGCGGGAAAGCCGCAGACTGGCGATCCTCGCCTCTCCGCCACTTCCGACGGGTCGTCACAGGCAAATGCTCCAGCCGCCCTCGTCGCCCCCCGCGAGCCCGCGTTGCTCACAGACGAACAGCGTGAGCAGATGAAGCGAGACAGTCACTACGACCCGTTGCGTGAGTTGTTACGAACGAAAGTAGATGAACTACGACGGGACGCTGATGCGATCCAGCGCTATCTATCATCACCCTCGCAGTGTCAGGAGACATTTGCTACTCGCTACTTGGTTACTGAGGAGTCCGCCGCCCTCGTCGCTGGGCTGCGGCAGGCCCTCCAAGATACGCGTCACGCGATTGACGGGTATGTTGCTGACGCTGTGGCGGCTCATAACCACGGAGTAGAGACCGACGGCGTCCTCGCGAGGTTGCGCGCGCTGATCGCGCAGTTGGAGAAAGATCGCGATACGGCGTGGCACTACAATCGCTCGCCGGACAGTGAAGAGGAACGCCTCCGCTATGCCTGTGCGGCGGATCTCGATGGCGTCATCACGAAGCTGAACAAGGTGCTCGTGTCCGGCCGCCCCACCCGCGATCGCGACGAGGAAGTAGACGCCAACGTGCTGGGTCAGAAACGAGCAGTGCGCCCAGTCAGCGCCCGGAAGGAGCCATAGACATGCCGATGATAAACGCGGGCAGGCGGTTTTGCTGGTGGTGTCTGCGCCGGCACCGTTGGGGTCCGTGGCGAACGACTCGTCCCGGAAATCTCACGGAATACCTCTGGTGTGAGGACTGCGGCCATCTGAAGTTCGGAGGCATTCGTATCAAGGACCACGATCGAATGGCGGCGTCCCGGCCCCGGAGGAGCCCTCGTGATGAATGCCTGCGACGAAAAAGCCTGCGAAGGCGGACGAACGATCACCGGCTGGAATGCGGACATGGAGCATTGCCTGCACTGCGATCGCGAGGTGCGGTGGGATCTCGTTGATCATCCGTTCTTCGGGTTTCAGACCTGCGAGAAAATGATCAAGGTGGCGGCGGCGCCCGCCGCCTTGGAGACGCGATGAGCCCCCAACGATACGAAAAGACGAAGAACGATTTAGCGCACGTAGACGGGGAGTGCTTCTCCGAGCGACAGGATCTACCGCGTCCAGCAACGAGGTGATTCGTGGCTGATGATCCGGAATTGACCGACGGCGATTATCCGACTGATGAGACCCTTGAGCGCATTCGAACGGCAGCGCCGCGCGAAGCGTTGGAGCTTGCGCAACGCGCGTGGCATTGGGACGGATGGGCGACACGGGAATTGCGCGCTGATGAACTCCTGCTGGTCCGGGATGGCCACGCCGACGAGCCAATGCCTGACTATTACCGCTTCGCGACCGGTGGATGGTCTGGCAATGAGAGCATCATCAACGCGCTCGACGGCAACTTTCTCGTCGTCGGTATGTGCTGGCTATTGTCTGCTCGCGGTGGTTTGCATATTTACGAAGTACGTCAAGCGGTGAGCGCAGTAGATCCTGTCGGTGACGATGCGGCAGATCCGTCCACGCGCGATTGATGGATTTGTTCTTCTTGAAGGTGCGCGCGTCGTGCTCATGAAAATAGTCGCTGGCCTCGTTGGATTTCTTGGTTTCAATGCCTTCGTGGCGTACGTGCAAGCCGATATCACTCCCTTTACGTTCTGGCCGTCGTTTCTTGCAGATTGCGTCATCACCATGACACTTGCTCTCATCGGGTGCTGCATTACCTTCGCGCTCGGGGTCTGGCAACTACCCACGCGGCGGACGCGGTAGGTCAGCCGATGACTGGACCCCACTTGTCCATGCGGGACGGATCATCTTTGCCTGACTTACTCCTGCGTCTCACCGACGCCCGGACCGTCCTGCAGCATACCGAAGCACCGTATCCAACGGTAGATCTACGACTTACCGTCGGGGAGGTGGAGACGCTGATCGCGGCGCTCGCCAGCAATGAGTTTGATTCTGTTGACTGGATCGTCTCTGGCCAATCCGCGTCTTATGTGCCCTGCCCGAATCACTGTGGGCGCCTAGTTGCCGATCGTATCAATGGCCGCGATGTGCCGCTACGTATGTGCTTTCGTTGTCGCGTCGGCGCGCAGGACGCCGCCTCATGAGCCCTCCAGAGGGCTTTACTGAGGACTGGCTGGTCCAGCATCAGCGACGGCTCCAAAAGCGCGCGACGGGCACGCTAGGTCCCTTCCCGGCACCTTCTCGGCAACTACGCAGCCAGAGACCGCGGAAGTACAAAAACATCCCGACGCTGGTAACGTTCCGCGAGCTCGAAGTAGTGCACGGGCATCACCGGATGTGCCATACCTTTGACTCGCAAAAAGAGGCCGATTACTACCAGGCGCTAGCGCTCCGCCGGCAGGCTGGGGAAATCACCGATCTACGCCTCCAAGAGCCCTTTGCGTTGATTGTGCGCGGGCTGGACGGGCCTGTCGTCGTGGGGGAATGGCTGGCGGATGCCGTGTTCTACGAGTGTCCATCAGGCGTGCGGGTGGTGGCCGATGTGAAATCGGAGGGCACGCGGACGGCGGTGTACCAGCTCAAGAAGAAGATTGTCGAAGCCTGCTGGGGAATCTCGATCCTTGAGGTTTAGCCGAGCTTGGCGGCTTCTCTGAGCCAGTCCTCGAAACCTTCAGGCTCACCTTCTGGATCGTTGATGAAAATGCGCGCATGTCGCAGTAGATGATCCGCACGTCGCACAACCTGTTCCAAGGCTTTGAGATGCTCAAGCGTCGGGAGCTTGCGTGTCTCGCCTCTGAGGATCGCGCCGGCCTCGAGCAGAAAGTCGGTCTCAGCGAGATAGTTGGCAGTCATCTGGCCTTCTTTCGTTTAGGGATACATGGCAACTGTCCCGTCGTTGCGAATTCCATGAGCAGACTCGCCAGCTCTCCCGCTTGAAGCGTTGACAGCAACAGCCGATGGCCGTCGCAGCCAAGCCAGCAGCCATATTCCGTCGCCAGTGAGCTTTCTTGAACCGTCCCTTTCGCCCCATTCAGATCGCTGAATTCAAAGCCGCGAAGATCGCGGACCTTAAACGGTTTGGCAATCATTTAATTCCTCCACATATTCACCGCTGATCGGATGATCAGCAAAGCCACAAGCAGCGCCAGCATCGCGAGAATCCAGTGCAAATCGTGTTCAATTCCTGCGAGACGGATAGCTAATTCAAGGGGATTCATCCTGAGCACCCATCGGCCGCTCTCAGGGCCCCAATCGCGGCTTCGGCGTCACGTAGCAAGGCCTCGTCCGTGACATGGTGATAGTCGGCATTGTGCTTGCGACATTCGTGGACGAGCCGCCGGATGAGATCAATTAGTAGTGGCGCCTCTGGAATTCTCATCCTAGCGGCTTGCGCAATGGCTTCAGGTTCAACCCGAAGACGTGATCCTTTCGATCCCGATCCGATGATGGCTCGGCAAAATCGTAGCGCTGCTAGTAGATCCGGCGCGGCAGCAATCAGCGCATGGTCCGCAGGATTATCATTGCCGAGTTCCCAGACGACATGTTTGCCATTGGCGCCATACACTTCAACGCCCTCGACGCGCCAGGGGCCTGGGGTGGGGATCGCGCTCATCGGCTCGGCTCCTGCTTCTTTCGTACGCGTTTCCGTCGTTCATCGCTCGCCCAGAGTTCGATCGGTGTGGGTTGTGGCCGATCGGCGCGTCGTCGTCGACACCCCGTATAGTGCCTCCTACCTCTCAATTTTTGTCGGCGGGGCGTGCGGCTCGGCTCATGCCTTCATAACCTTTCCGAGATCTAAGAGCTTGAGATCAACAATTGAGAAGGTGAACGGATTCCAGCTATAACGCCAGCGCGGCACCCATGACACGATGAAGCGCGTCTTTTGCACATCAACGGCAATGCATGGGTAGATCGTGCCAATGCCATATGGCCCCGGCTCGTATCCTGAGATTTCGACTCGCACCTTTAGAACCATAAGCAGCGTCCAAATCATCACAATTCCGAGAAATACGAGGGCGTGGCGTGCGGCTCGGCTCACTGTTTACACTCGTCGAGAACGTGAAGACTCATACGCGCGTGGTCAGTCCGTGACCTTCTCACCGACTGGATCTACCGCGGCGACAGACTGTGGTTTATCGCGCTGTTCGATTGACTCCAAGGTGAATTCTTTGACGATGTGTACGGGTTTCACGGGCGGATACGTGGTCGTGTGAGAAAACCCGGCATGCACGGTCACGATGATGTGCTCAAGGTCCGTCGGGCAGAAATCGAGCATACGGCGGACGGCTTCCTTGGCTTCTTCCAGCGTGTCCCATTGCCGGATCGGGCGATGGCCATTCCGATATTCCGATTCGCGCTCAAAGTAGAACGCTTCCGGTGCCGGGTTGTACTTCAAGATTTGATATTTCATCACACGCCCTCAGTTGCTGATAGTCAGCTTGCCATCAAGCCAAGCGCGAAGCATTTGCTGCACGAGTTCGAGAAAGTTAATCCCCTGCTTCGTGCATTCACCGCGGGCCTCTCGCCACAAGTCGCCGTCGATCTTCCGGAAGACGTAGCTATTGGCCATTGGATTCTTTCGGGAGGATACGTTCAAAGCGCAGGACACAGACAAGTCGTCGCTGATTCTCAAATGACGGGATCTCGATTTCGCCCTGCTCAACGGCGTAGATGCAGCTCGCTTCCTCAGCGATCTTCAGCGCTTCGCTCTGTGTTATGTGGACAGCACGAGTGATGTATCTCTCGTTGTAGATTGTGCGTGTTTTCGTTCGACTGCGGTTCATCGGCGGTACCCGCAATCGTGACACTCATAACCATCGAAGGCGAAGTACCCGCAACGCGGGCACTTCCCATAGGTGCGAATCCAGTTCAGCAGTCGGCGCATTAGCGCACCTCCAGATACCCGTTGGCATTGCGCTCACGCACGTTGTTCGCGCGGTTAATGGCGAACTCAGCAGCGCCACGCACGTAATCAAGATTGTCTGCGCGTTGGCAATTGCTAAGCGCTGTTACGAGGAAGGCAATCAGTTCGTTGGCTTTATCGAGCTTGGCTTGGGTCTTCTGGAGCTTCGTCATGTCGTCCCCGCATTCGGCCTGTCGGCCAGCGTTAGAGGTCAGTCATTCGTAACTGACAAGAACAGAATACAGCAGTGATAGCAGCGTGTCAACTAATATCAGATGTCGCCATACACTTCAACGCCCTCGACGCGCCAGGGGCCTGGGGTGGGGATCGCGCTCATCGGCTCTCCTGCACCTGGTGCATTGTCCAAACAGAACGGACATAGGAACTTGTCGCCGACGGTGGTCACTGGCCTGATCGGTCGCACGTGCCGATGGCCGCACGCGGTCACAATTACGACAGCATTTTGAGGCCAGTAGTACGAGGGCAACACTTCAGCGACTGTGGTGTTGTTGACGGTCACCGCGTTGGCCAACCCGCTTCTACGATCAGCGGTCGAATGTGTAATTCTTCGTATTTGATCTGGGCGAGCATGGCAGCTTCGCGGATTTCAGTCGGCGTGAAATCGGCGCGCTCAATGGCGATGTAGAGCATATCCACCAACTGCCGGAACTGAGGATCCGTTGTGGTAGCGTTCGGTCGGTGACACTCTCATGGGTTGCGCTCCTCTGCTGGCATATCTCGCTGCAACGCATCGATGAGCGCAAGGCGGACATACGTAGATGCGTTTTGGCCTTTCTTCCCGGCTTCTCTCTTCACGCGCTCAAGCATAGATTTGGAGAGGCGGATTAAAAGACGAGACGGATACGCGGTGTGACCACTGCCGCGCTTCATGGCATCTCCATCATGTCTATTTCCATCGCTGTCGCGCCGCAGTCCTTGCAGGCCACAGATCCGCCGTCTTTGAAGCGAACAACGACACTCATGTCGTGCTCTGTTTTAGTGACCGGGCAGATACGAGCCTGCCGGCCGCCACACACGTGAGCAACGATGATAGATGGCCGAATACGAGAGCCTTCGTATCCGCAGATGAGCACTTCGGTATCGCCAGGCCCTACGCCATAACACTTATCAGAGTGAAAATGGTGCAATTTGTCAGCAGCTAATGCACGTGTCTCCATGTCTGGCAGGGCATCGCGCTTCGCCAGTTTGAAGGCGCAAGAGAGGCATTTGGAGCACATCGGCTGATTGGCTTCGTCGGCTACGCCGATAATCGTCTCTGACGTGTGGCCGCAGAGCAGGAACTTGACGAGCCCATCAACGGCGCTACGCGTCCCAACGACCACGGCGGACTCGCACACAAGATGCGAGTGTTTACCTGATACGTCTAAGCTCCATCCGAGAATCTTGTCGGGGGTCATCAGAAACGCCCCTCTGCGATGGCCTTGTCGTAATACTCTGCGGCCTTCACCGCGAGTTCTTCGGCACGACAGAAGGTCTGAACGCGCTGCATGATGGCATGTCCAGTCGCAGGCTGGATGTTGTAGTCAGCGATACGCGGTGCGCGTCCGCCTTCGGTCCAGTAAGCGGCGTAGTCCACAGCGAAGCTGTGACGATCGCCAGTCAAGCGATCAACCCAAGCGGCAAATGCATGTTGAATCATCATGTAGGACACTGTATAGCACTGTAGGTCTACGCGTCAAGAGGTCTACGAGTCAAGCGGTGGATCGCACGTCGGCAGGCGATCAATACGTCTCGAGCGTTCCTCTGAGGTATGTCCATCCCAATGGTTCGCCGGGGACCGCGGCAAATGGCCGAAGCGTCCCGCTGAGCGATTATCAAGCGGCCAGACCAGTTGCTCTGGGCCGTGAACGCAAACGCTCCATAGCCAATCGTCATCGCTGCCGGCGACCACCGCAGCGCGCTTCGTCGGCATAAGATGCGAGGGTAGTACCTTCGTGAGCGCGATCAGCAGGTCATCGCGCTGGTCGTAGACGCGCCGCATTTGCGCCTGCCGACGCTTCGCCTGGTGTTCCGCCAGTTCCTTCGCTGTCCGTGGTGTGGCGGTGCGAGCCTTTACCATACCGATATCCTACACGATTA